CATCAATCGCAGATGTCGGCACTGGATGATTGTTTGCAAATGCGCTTTCACGCATTGGCGCTGTAATGGTTTCACGCTTGGCCTCTGCGTAGGGGATTGAGCCAGGTTTGCCACCGATCTGTCTAAACGCATCAAGCAAAGACTGCTGATTTGAGGACAGAGTAGCTGGAAATGCACCGGATTGATCCAATGCCCGAATTGCTGTTTCGGATGCAGCAAGGCCAGGGTCCCGCGCCAAAGCCGCTGTGGTTGGACGGACACCAGGAACCAATGGCCCACCAGCTGCAAGATTCTCAGCAGCCTGCTGTGGGTTGGTGGCCAATTTGTTCAGCACATTGCCGACAATAATTTGGCGCCCTTCTTCGGTGAAGGGTTTGACCATCGCACCAGGTAATGCAGCCGCACGCTGGGTCATTGGCAGCTTTGGACCACCAGGGGCCACCATGCCAGCCAGCATTGCACCGCCAAATTGGGCGCCAGGGGATGCCCCGCCTTCACGCAAAGACGCGCCAGCGCCAGCAGCTGTTCCACCAGCAAGCGTTTGCTGTGCAGGGTAAAGAGCTGCCTGCTGCATCACACGCTCAGTTGTGGTGGCTGGATTGACTGGAGCCAATGCCCCAAGGGACTTGGCCATGCCGCCGGCAGATGCCATGCCTCGGGTCATCTCTTGGATGACGCGCTCTTGGGCATTCTGTGGCTCTGGCAAGCCCATCTTGGTCATGGCGCTTTCCATGAGTTGTGATGGTCCTGGCACATTGCTCTTGGTGGCAATGTTGAACAGGTTAACCAGTGGATCAACAATCATTGTCCCAAGACCCATACCGACTGCACCAGCTGCAGCGCCTGGAGGACCAGCCAACATGCCACCAACAGCAGCGCCAGCACCTATGGGGCCAGCAGCACGCGCAGCAAGGCTTATTTGGCGTGTCAAGTCTTGCGTGAATGATCTTGGTGTCTGCTGCTGAACAATGGCCTTTAGTTGGTCCATTGGGGTACTATTTACAAATCCAGCAATCTGCTCATCAGTTGCTTGGTCTGGAAACTCCAGAGTACCAATGCCCTCAATATTTATTTTTTTCATACAGCCTCATTCAAAGACAAATACACCGTTTTTGAAGACCATTTTCTTTTGAGCAGGAGCAGCCTGGGGAGCTGGCTCTGTAAAAGGTTTATAGAATTTTCCAGCAGATTCACGCATGGCTTGTGTGGCCACATCGCGTGCAGCAGCCTTTTGCGTGATGACTTCTGGACTGTCACCAGGCATAGGAAAATAAGTTGCGTATTCATTTGCAGACTCTTCCTTGCCAATTGCGGCGCCAGATTCTTTGCGTAGCTTGGCACGAATCCAATCTTGTGCAGCCTGGTCGTACTTTTGAACATCTGGAGATTGAGCCGCCCTACGCAAAGTTCCACCAACAAGTGGCACTGCCCCAGCGACTGCAGATCCAGTTTTGGGGAAACTACCAGCAGCCTCAAGTGGTGACAAGATGCCTATGGTGCGTTCCATACGCTGCGCAAAGCCCATAGCGTTTGATTGAGCCTCTGTGGGGTTGCCACCGCTTGTGCCCATGACAGGTTTGCCACCAGCACCCATGACGGGCATTGCTACGCCACCAGGCATCTTTGGGACATAAACAAAACCTTCCGGTGTTTCTTTAATGTCAGTAGCACCACGCGCAAATTCTTGTTGGCGTAATCCAAGACCACCTTGAGCCACACCAAGTTGTTTCCGCGCCACATCAAGATTCCCAAGTGCAACCTGATTGGCAGCAACTGCGTTGGGGTCCATGCTCATAGTGAATGACTCTTTACCTGTCAACTTTGACTTATCGATAGCCACAGTTTGGCCACCAAGATTCTGCAAGACAACATCGCGCTTTGGACCATAGCCTTCCATGGTCTTGATTGTTCCATTTTTATACTGCTGTACCAAGATTGGCTTCCCATCAGAGCTTGAAACTTCAAATGGCTGGCCCACAACTTCGGGTCTTGGATTGAATTTCTCAGCCATGGTCTGATATTTTTGTGCCTCTTCAGGACGCCCTTGTGCCGCATAAACATCTGCAATCTGCAAGTATTTATTTGCTTTAATTTCTTCAGCACTTGGTGGCTTGATGTTGTCCATCACGGCTGCGCGTGTAAGTGTTGGGCCTGCTGGCATTCTTTCAGCTGGTGCAAGTGCTTGAGTAGCTGCTGATGGACCTTGTGGTGGCGCTCCAGTCAAGATACCAGCGATTGATCCTTGCAGTGCCTGCGCACGCTTCATCTCATCAATCTTCTGACGCATGAGGATCTGCTGCACAGCATTCATCTGGCCACGTTCAGCAGCGCCAGCACCAGCCTCAAGAGCTGATCCAAGTGCCTGGCCAAGACCAACTCGTTCTGTTGAGGGTCCGCCAGCTTTCAACAGGGCAGCAGCCATGGATGCCAGAGAGCCTCCTGAAATACGTCTGCGCTGTTCATCGGTCAGCAGGTCATCGTATACACCACCACCACCGCCAAACATGTTCAGCAGTCCACCTAAATTAAAATCAGCCATGTGTCACCTCAAAGTTTTGAATAGTCAACGGCATCAAATCCATTGCCTGCACCGCCCTTGACATAGGCGTTTGGCTTGATAGCAGCAACCTCATCAGCCATCACACCAATGACCGATGGGCCACCTGATTTGTAGTTGTAGCTATAGACAGTCAGACCATTGCCCATCTTGCCAACTGCCTTGATATTGGTTTTGAGCCTACGGTCTGATGGAATAATAAATGGCAAAGCAGCAGTAAGCAAACCAGCGGCTGTCGCTGCCTGATTCTCGTAAATTGGTTTTGATGTCGTTCCACCCAAGTTTGCAGGGTTCAAAGCCAATGCACCTTGCATCACATTGAGACGTTGCAAGCCAAGGTTTCGTTCAGCATCAAGTTGCTGCTGGCTTAAATTCTGGCGTGTAGCACCAAGGCCCATCAGGTTCTGAGCTGCTTGGTATTGTTGAGCCTGCTGCTGCTGTGCCAAACTGCCAAGTTGATTGGCCGCGCCAAGTCGGTATGTTGCGCCTTGAATTCCAGCACCCTGATTGGCCAAAGTTGCCTGCTGCTGACGTGCTAGGTCGGCCTGCATCAGTTGGTTTGCAGTGTCAAAGCCTTGTGACCGCAAATTGGCAATCGCTGTGGTGGCCTGATTTCCATACTGTGCATTAGTCAAAGCCTCGGCCACACCTTGGCGTGATCCACCAAATGCCCTTGCCTGATTAGCCCTCTCGCCCAACTGCTGAATTGCACCACCCCTGGCTCGGTTGATGTCGGCCAATGTGGCGTCAATCACATCGCGCTGGTACGGGTTGTAGTACTGCCCGATGTTGGACATATCAGCCTGCGCCGCCTGTGCCTGCATGGGGGAATATCCAGCAGCTGCTCTAGTCAGGTCTGTGGCCGTGTTCAGGTTCTGCATACCCAGACCACCTTGGGCCGCTGCAATGGTTTGAGCCTCACCAGCCTGATATAAGGGGTCAAAGCCTGCTACCTGCTGTGAGCCAAGGTTATTGGCCACTTCACGCGCATAACCCAAGTTGGTTGCATATGCAGCCTTAACGTCTGGGTCAATGGCTGTGGTGGTGGTCTGTGTTCCAGTTTGTGAGCTACCTAATTGCGGCATGGTAATTCCCTTTCAAAGTCTTCAAAATCTTCGTGCGCCAATATGCTTCGCGCTCTCAGTGATATGTCACGCATGTGGTTGTAGCCACCCGTCAAGAATGCAACAGTGCCATACAGTTCGACACCCATTTGCTTGAGCCACCAGGCTGCCTGCTTGTCTCGCCTGTTCTCTGATTTTGCCAGTTCATTGGCATCCATCCAAGCATTCACGCATGTCAAGATTATCGGTAACAAATAGGTCTTGTGGCGCTCAAAGAATGGGTTTTGCGGAATGAAAAACATCAAATTGATAAAAGTCTGATGGATGTCCTTGTGGGTGACCAGTTTGTCACCATCAATCAGGTCATCCCAGATCTCCACAACATCCATGATCGACTGCAGCCATGAATAGGCGTGCATGTCATTGCTGCACGCCTCCATGGCCAACTTGTCGCGGATGGCAAACCACTCAGGATTGACTTTACGTTGGTCCATTAAGCACCGCCACTACTATTACCAGCATAGGTATTCGGATCAATAGGCTGATTTGCAGCTGCTGCTGTTCTCTGAGCTTCAGCAGTCTTAGCAGCCAGCCAGTAGTCAGGAGCGAGTAAGCCAGCGCCTGGTGCAATGCTTGGCATCCCCCATCGTCCAGATCCCATCACTGGTGCTGTCTGCTGGTATTGCGTATCACGCGCCAAGATGTTGCGTGCCAACTGCGATGTCGGATCACTCAGAAGACCCTGAGTTGTACCAAACTGGATACCAGGCTGCTGAGCCATATCTGCTGCACGCTTAAACAAGCCGCCAGCGCCCTCAATAGCACCGCCAAAGCCTGCTGGTGCGCCACCCTCTTTCAGGTAGTTTGCCAGCTGTTGATATGGCTGGTTTGTGGCCATTGCAAGGTCTTGAGTTGACACGCCATATTTGGCCATGTCTGCAATGGCTTGACCTCGGTTATTGTAATTTTTAGACCAGTAGTCACGGATATTGGCTAGATCTTGCTCTGGGTATACACGCGAATATTGATTGGCTGCACCCGTTGGAATCAACGTACTGCCAAATGTAGAAACACCGCCAGTCTGCCCTGTTGGGACACCAGGCATTGGAGTTAAAAGACCACCAGTGCCTGTAGGTGGTGGTACTGGTCTGCCTGTATCTATGCCTGTAGGTGGAGTAACCAATGTGCCGCCAGTTAAAAGGCCACTTGGCCCGACACGAACCCCTGGGCTTGCTGCTGTCTGTGCAGCATTGTTTGCAGCCAAAGCAGCAGTCCGCGCATCTTGCGCTGCTTTCCAGTTTGGATTTTGCCATGCTGCAATTTGCGCATTGGGGTCACCCGTGTTGTTGTAAATAACAGGGGTTTGTCCGGCTTGAGTAAGTAAACCTGCCCGATCAGCTGCACGCTGATTTTGGGATTTTGCTTGGGCAATGACACCAGCATTGGTGTATGGGTCAATGCCCTGCGCCTTATAGACATCAGCCAGCGTGCCTCGGCCAGCTGGGTTAGGCTGCGACAACATCCAGTCAATATATGCCTTGTCATTGGCACTCATGTCTGAGGCTTGATACATACCCCCAAAACCTGCTGGCGCTCCAGCTTGGGTAAAAAAGTTGTTGAACCCTTGCAGGGTAGACGCATCCCCAGATCCAGCGACTGCCAATGCAATGTCTTTGACACTGACACCAGTATCTTGCATGGCCTTCATCAAAGCCCCTGGAGTATTTTGATTTCCTGTCCAAACAGCGCGAATGCTGGCAAGTTCTGCTGGGGTGTAATCGCGTGAATAACCGCTGCTTTTGCTGCCACCTGGTGCAACATAAGCAGGTCCACCAGTGGGTCCGGCCACCGTAGTGTCTGCAAGTCTTGCTTTTGATGCCTCTGCTGCTGTTGTATATTGAGCTTCACTTCCATATTCTGGAAATGCAGCAGCCAATTGCGCAGGCGTATATGTTGCAAATGCCTGATCCAATGCGGCTTGCGTCTGTGGTCCAGCCTGAATTGCTGCTCTAATTTCTTCTGCTGTTGCCATGTTTCACCTCTGTATTTAAATTCAGCGTTTTCCGCCAAGGACTGCATCAAGTTTCATCACGCCAATGCGCCAGTCAGCCAAGACGTTACCAGTCACCACCATCTTGACCAACCGACCAGAAAACCGTGTGTCTGTTGGATTGGCTGCAGTGTATGGACCGTATGAAAGTTCAGTGCTTGTGGGGTAAAGCCTTGTCTTAAATGACACCACAGCCTCACCCAAAGTCTGCTCATCAGGAATGACTTGGCGCACATTAAAAACGCTTTCACCAGTGCCCAATTCAATGGGGCCAGATTCAGCATACAGAACAGCTGAATCATAGGCGAAACCGACCTCATGCTCGTACACATAGCCATCAGTTGATACCGCCAATGGGTTTGTGTAGACACCTGAATCAGCGCCAGCAGTTCTGGCCAATGTCCCAATGTTCCAGTGATTCTCTCTGTAGTTATACGTTACATACGAATCATTTTCGTTGCTACTGCTGCTGGGGTAATACCACCAGATCTCACCAAACTGGCTGTTATGCACAGCATAGACTTTTGATGACTGGCTGAAGTTCATGTTTTGGAAAACGTAATCACCCACCTCACTTGGCAGTGGCTTGACGTATCCGTCATAAATCCAGAACCCAGACTTGCTCATCCAGATGGCTGCAGTGTCAATGGCTGCCACAGCCTGCGCAGAGATTAGTCCGCAGCCGCTTCCAGCTTTTTCAAAGCCATAGACAAATGGCGCTCCAACATATTGAGCTGTATGGACATCCACATCTGTGAATAACAAGTTCACGCCCTTGACGCGCTTTCCAGCAATTAGCGTCCCTGGTGTGGCCAAATCAAAGTCACCAGCCTGGTTGTCTGTTGCAGATGTCCAGACCGTGTTATTTTCCTGATCGCACCAAGATACTTTTCTGGGGTTACCACCAGACCCCAATGCCATCAATATGCGCTCTTGGGTTACCAGCAGCGCCTTGTTTCCTGTTGGCGCATTAGTGATGACTGCTGCTAGTGTTGGCGTTGCAAATCCCAATTGCCACTCATAGAGTTTGCCATCCCCGCTAGAGCAAGCCACCAGATACTCACCCCAGGTATCCAATGCCCATGTATTTGCTGGCGTAATTGACCCCGTGTCAGGTCTTGCTATGCCATAACTGAATGAGCCATAAGTGCTATACCCATAACCTGTTTTGACTACAGCGTCAGCACTTCCAGCAGTGAATCCCGTTGGCGTAATGTCTTTCAATGCGCCAGATTCGTTCATGGCATAAAGTTTGGAATTAGTACCAAGTCCAATCCAGCGCGTCCCGCTGTTGTCTCGCCAGTTGATAAATCCCCTGCATGATCCAGTCATCTGTTGTGATGATCTCTTACGCCATCCCCCCATGGGCCGCAATGTGTTCTCAAACCATCGCACCAAGTTGGCCTCGTACCAGCGCCCTGCAGCCTGGTACTCAGTGCCGTTGCGATAAATCCCTGGTGGTAATTTCAGTGGTATGTACATGGCTTTATTATGCTGAAATGTTGGAGACAAAAGACATTGTGGCGATGGCTGATGGCGTTGCTGGCCGTGTTGGGCTTGTCCCAGCCACATACTGGTTAATGTACGCACCAGTGTCAGTGGTGCGCCACACAATCTCAATATAGTCATTTGCACTCAGACTGACAAAATAATTCAATGCTGCAATGACATGGTACGGATCATTAGCAGCTTTTCTTGGCGCCAATCCATATTTGCTATTTGAATTTGCAATGTTGGTTCCATTCAATCTAAACCAAACATCAACATCCTGCGATGTGTTTGTGTCGTTGATTAGTTGCAAAGAGAATTGCAGGTTCCAAATGCCTGTGACTGCCACAGTAATTCTGCTATTGCTGGCAACAGTGACGCCATTGGAATAGTCTGTGGTGTTGAACGTGATCGGATAGGCAGCTGTCGTACTTGCAGCTGTCTGATCCGTTGAATCCTGAAACGCGCCATAAGGGTTGTTCATGTATTGGCCACCACGCCTGCCAAACAATGAGCCTAAAACACTGGTGATACTTCTAAAAAAGTTATTTAAAGAGCCATAGTTCTCATTGAAATGCCTGCGCTCATACGCTTCTGGTGGGTATCCCAGACTTGGTATTGATGGGGTTGCTAGTTGCTGCTTGGCCATGGCTCAATTTTGCCACCTTATGCCATGCCAAGACCAACTGCATTGACTTCATTGACACGCCTGGCCCATCCACGGCCAAAAGTTTCCCAAGTAGTCAAGTCGGACAGGAATGACAGTCTGCGCTTTGAGTAGTCATCAATCAGCTGCTTGGCATCCATGGCGCGTACAGCAGCCAAAGTCTTTGGACCAATACCGCCATCAGGATCAACCCCTACGCACGCCTGCAACCACTTTGTGGCCCTGCCTGGACCACTGTTAATAGCAGCGTCAAAGACCACATAGTCCACACCAGCTGGCAGATCGTCACCCTTGATCTTGTCCCAATACTTGGTTTTGTACAGTGGGCCGACATCTGCAGGGGTTAGGGCCTTCATTGTTTTGGTGTCTACAGGGTGACCACAATGTTCTTCCCAAACTGCTTTTGTACAGCCTAAATTTGTTTCTCCCCCAGGATCTTTTTGATTAAAAACGTATCCTCCCTCATGCACCAGAACAGATGCAAGGGATTTCGGGAAATTGTCTTTCATTGCTTGCACCATGGTTTCTTGGCATCGCCAAAGTATTCTCTGGCCATGTCCTGGTCAATCAGCATCTTGCGTAGGCTCTTGCCATCCAAGATGATGTCGCCAAGGACTCGGCCACCGTATTTGTCCCACTCCAGCAATGACACTTGCTGCTTGGTGGACGCCTTAACTGCTGCATTGGTGAAGTCTGAGGCTGCATGGCCGCGCTCGTCTTCCTCTTTGCACTTGGCGCGAAACCCTTTTTCGGGTGTATCCACGCCGTATATACGCACAGCAATCTCAGGCTTCAGTGGCTTTGGTAGGTAGGGGGCTTGAATCACCACAGTGTCACCGTCAATGACCCGTTTGATGGCTGCATCATAGATCACCCCCACTGGCTCGGCCAGTGCCAGCAATGGCGCCAGCAAAATGGCAAGTGCGTATTTCATTACTTGTGCGGAATAGATTGGTGGAGCAGATCATCTTTAGCTTGGGAGCCAGAAGACGATCCAAAATAGAACGCGATGATTCCGGTCCATGCCGTTCCAAGTGACCCCAGCATTAGCATCAAAGCATCAGACGTTTTGAATGTCTCAGTCATCATGCCTACCAAAATTCCAAAGAACCCAAGCGTCACCGCAATGGCTAAAGTGGCTGGAATCATGGACTTGGTAGTCGCTTGCATCTCTCTGGCCGACTTGCGATCCTCGACGTTCAGCTTGGCAAAGTCCAGACCCATTTCCTGTGCGCGTGCAGCCATCTGCACTTCAGCCTGCTTCAATAGCATGATCTGGTCAGCAGACAATTTACCTTCACTGATGGTGGACTGAACGTCCTTGGGGTCGATCCCGATGGCTTTTGACACGGCCTCGATGGCAAGACCCGCCAGAGGTCCACCAAGGGCAGTGGCGATTGTCGGTGCGATTGTCTTTAACCAGTCCATGAAAATCCTCTCAAAATGGTAAGTAACTCAAAGCCTTATCCATGGCACGCTTTGCCAAAGGTTCGGGAAGAATATAAACAAAATCCAAAAACCACCATATCCCAGCAATATAGCAAAAGAGTTTGAACCACTTTTTAAAGCCATTGACAATCTCATTCATGTGGCCTTATCTGGTAAATGCCCCAGCCCACCATAGCCAGCAATACGCCAGCAGTGATTAGGCCAAGGACAAGTTCAATAGCTTGCTGGACCTCTTTCTTTTTCTTTTCCGCAGCGTCCTTTTCGCGTTTGGCAGCCTTGGCAAATTCAGCTTCCATGGCTGCTGCTCTGATCTTGATGTTGTTCCACAGGTCCATGTGATTTGGATAAAACAGCTTGTTCTTCAGGTCATCCTCAAACTGTCTGTGCTTGGCCAGTGCCATCTCGATTTCCATGGCCTTGCCCAGGGCAGACCCCTTGAACGTCCCGTTCTTAGACT